TTTGGTTTAGGTCGTTTTGTTGTAGACCTGATCGCCAAACTGCCTGGCTTGTTTGTTGACCTGGTTAAAACTATGGCCAGCCTTGGCGCCAGTTTGGGTGCTTCTCTAATTAGTTCTTTAGTCGAAGCATTGAAGGGATTGGGCAGTAAAGGGTTAGAAGTTGGCAAAGCGTTTGCTAACGGCATTATCGGTTTTATTAACCGTAACGTCATTGACAAAATCAACGAATTAGTCGAGTTTAAAATTAGTGCTTTTGGTGCAAGTTTTACGGTTAACCCGCCTGACATTGGCCGTATTCCTATGCTTGCCGAAGGTGGCATAGTTACAGGCCCAACACTGGCAATGATTGGTGAAGGCAACGGCCCAGAGGCAGTTATCCCCCTGTCAAAGCTTGGCAGTATGGGTTTCGGCGGCGGCGGCGGTATCACGGTCAATGTAAACGGCGGCGACCCCAACAGCATTGTTAGAGCCTTACAGCAGTATGTGCGCCAGTCAGGCCCAGTGCCAGTAAACACTAGGGCTATGTAATGACAAAAATTAGTTGGCGGATATACCAAGAAAGAACTGCAACGTATTACCAAAACATTATTTTGTCGGCTTCATATCAGTACGGGCGTCAAGCATATTTAGATAATTATTCTGGTCAAAGTATTACGATCACAATAAAAAATCAGGCTAACGAATCAGCCAATTTTCAGTTAAACGATCGGATCAGTTTAGTTGGCGACCTAGGTATCTATCAGACCTATAACCAGTCGTTTTGGGTAACCGCAATTGATTATCAGGATTACCCCGGCAATACGGGTTTATCCACGGCGATTATTACGGCTAGCGACGCTATGCACCGTTTAGGCCGTGTTTTAGGTAAAAGCGACACACTTTCTGCTAGTACTACTGGCGCACAAATTGAATCAATGGACACCAAAAGTTCATGGCCTCCAGACATCACAACTTTTAGTTGGAATACAAACAGTCAAGCGTCAGCTGCAACGGTGACGCAGTCTTGGAATAATCAAATTAATTTGTTGCAAACAACTGAAAAAGGTATTTTGTCGTATTCAAATGGTCGAGCAATTAATTTGCTTGGTCGTGGTTACATAACAAATTTGAAAAACGCGACACCTAGTTTGACTAGGACTGCATCGTCAACAAATATTGGTTACCAAAGTTTTAGTCGTTTGGGTTATGGCGACACTTTTGTTAATAACGCAGAAATTACTCCTGCAGGTTTGGGAACGTCAACGGGCGTTAACACTGCTTCAGTGACGCTTTACGGGCAAAACGGTATTACGCAGTCAACTGTTGACGCTAACGCTACACAGGCACAAGGTAACGCTGATTGGACAGCACGAGCATTATCTGACCCTACAGTGCTGAGGTTTGAATGTGGTTTTAGCGATGTTTCACAAGACGAAACTATGCTGCTTGCCTTTTTACAAAATGTGACAGGTTTTGGCATTGTTGCATTAGTTGCCACTGATCTTGTTTATCGAGTACCCGGTGCAGGTTCTGATACAACGGTTGAAGTTGTTGTAGAAGGCTGGTCGTTAAACATTACGCCTGAACAAACTAACTTTAATTTCTATTTGTCGCCGTTGACGTATTACCAGTTTTTTACGCTTAACTCATCAACTTTAGGTATTTTAAATACCAGCCGTTTGGGCTGGTAAAGGAGAAACATTATGACGACCCCCCCAGATTTTTCCAGTGGCGCAGTTCTGACTGCGGCCCAGATGTCCGCAGTGGGTTTGTGGCTTGTCAAGACACAGACAATCGGTACAGCCGTGTCAAGTGTTGTTGTAGCAAGTGCTTTCACAACTGACTACGACAGTTACAAAATTGTGGTATCAGGAACAAGTGTAAGTGCCGCAGGAAACTCGGCGTTTATTAGCCTCAGCGGAAGCACAGGCGCAAGCTATTGTTCTGGCGGTTTTTGGCAAATCTACACTTTGGCCGCCATGAATGGTTTTAATGCAAACAATGTCGCTGGTGGTACTTGGCTTGGCATTACAGGTAACCGATGGTCTTGCATTATTGACGTCGTAAACCCGTTCAATGCTTTGGCTTCGTCTTTTATGGGACAATCGTCGGGTGGCACATATGCATCATCTTTTCAAGGTCAAGACACTAACGCTGCTTCGTCAACAGGTTTCACCTTGACACAATCAGGCTCAAATTGGACAGGCGGAACAATCCGCGTTTACGGATACAGGAAATAGACATGACGATCAACGAATTCAAAGTCTTACATCCCGCAGACACCGTCTACATTCAAATAGACGACACCGAACGACTCATGACAGACGAAGAATACGAAACATGGGTTGTCGAATCCGTCAACGATTACAATTATCTGAACCCATGAAAACGCTTGCCGTGATCGCCGCCCTTGCCATTGCCCTAATGTTTGTTGTTACCAGTTGTAACGACCGTGTGCGTGACACCTGCGAAACCCAACCCACAGCCCCCAGGTGCAACAAATGAAACGACTAACCAACAGCGAAATTAAAGCCCGACTAATACTCATCGTTGGTATTGCTTTAGCCGTAGCGTTTCTAGGTTCGACTGCAGCTTTGCTTTACGGCCTGCTGTTTGTGGTACAGCCATTAGACGTGTCACCCAATGATGAATCCGCCTGGTCGTTACTAAGCCCCATGATGTTGTTTCTTACTGGCGCCCTATCAGGAATCCTTGCCAGCAACGGCCTAAAAGACAAGGAACAGAACAATGACTAGTCGACCCTATACCGGCAACAAAGACGCCGTACACGCCGCTAAGCGTGAAGGCACCAAAACCTTTGTGGACTACTGCTGTTACCTATTCGGCGTCACCAACATAGGCATTTTCAATGACCGAAACATGGTTGGCACAACCCCACCAAAGAAGTCGGTACATGCCACCTGGCGTGCTGTAGACCTAAAAGGCACCCCCGAACAACGGTTAAAACTAATCGACTTCCTATTTACTCACCGTGACATTTTAGGTATAGAAGAAATCCACGACTATGCAGGCACCTACAAAAACAACCCCAAAGGTTGGGGCGCTGGCTACCGCTGTGACCGTGACGCCTGGCGGGTTTACGACAAAAATACGATTGGGTCAAAAGGCGCCCAATGGGTGCATGTCGAGGTCTCGCCACTGCTGGCCGACCACCCTGACGTTGTACACCATGCGTTCAAAACTATTATGGGTGCTTGACATAGACCTACCGAATCGGTAGACATACCCCGACCTGACCCCGACTGAAGGACAAACCAAAATGAATGTGAAGCGTGTCTTAGGCTTAGGCCTGTTTACTTACCTGATGTGTGCCGCAATAGCGGTGGCGTTCCAAAAGGACACACCACCCAACATTGCCCCAGTAGTACCGGCAACAATCACCCTGGGCGACCTGACGCCACAACAGCTGGTAGATCGTGCCGAAGAGCTGACAACCACAACCACCAGCACCAGCACCACTACTTCGACACAACCCACAACCCGTGTTGCATACGTTGACCCTGACACCAAATGCCAGGAATGGTTCCCCGTAGCCGTATCGGTTGGCTGGCCCAACAACACCGAAACGCTACAGAAACTAGGGCGCTTAATCTGGAAAGAAGCAAGGTGCCAAAACGTCAGTTACTTGCACCCACAGTTCAACGGCCATGACCACGGACTAGTTCAAGCAAACCAAATCCACCGTGCCTGGATAGAAGAACTGTTCGCAATGCCCATGGAAGAATCCATGAACGACCCGACCCTAAACCTGCGTTTCGGTTGGTTGCTGTATGAAGCCACCGAAGAAAACCACGGTTGTGGCTGGCGCCCATGGAAAATGTGCTAACCAATGTTCAATGTTGACCGCCCCGACTGGCAACAATATGCAGCTTGCAAAGGCATTGACACCAGCCTGTTCTTTCCAAGCAACGCCAAAGAATCTGCAGAATGCCGTGCAATCATCAAACCGATATGTGAAGCCTGCCCAGTATTCGACAAATGTTTTGCCTACGCCGTGTCATTCCCCGAAAAGGCTTTACAAGGCTTTTGGGCTAACACTTCCGAAGGCGACAGGCGCCGCATGCGCTACTCAGCAACACCGATTGGTTATCGTAGAAATATCCCGACTAAATGAAAGGCCCGACATGACAGAACAACTAGCCGAAATGACAGCGGCAATTGCCAAAGCCGAAATTGCTATGAAAGCGGCGGCCTGGCAGTTACAAGCCCAAACCGCCGATATTGCGATGTTGCGCAAAGCCCTTTTTGAACTGGCATATGTTGCCGAAGAAAACGGTAT